CTTTTTAACACCGTCAGAGTATTCAGTAAGGTCATCTTTCTCTAACTCTTCAACCATCTCTTTAGGCATACGTTCACGATTACGGTCTTTTGGAGGCGTATCGTCAATAACATCAATTTCAATATCACTATCGGCAGTGACTTTTACATCATCTTTACCAACAATATGAACTTCCTTTTCATCAGGAAATTCAAACTCATCATTATCTAGTGCCATTTTACTTCTCCTTATGCGCGGCTATAGCCACGTGGGTCATCGACAACACCTTCAACCGTATCATCATTAATAATGCGGAACTCTCTTCCGTGGATTTTAAAGCGTGTACCTGCGTAAGCACGGGTTAGAACGAAGTCGCCTTCTTTACACCACGCTCCTGTAGGGAACTTACCTTCATCTTGATAGCATAAATCTCCAAGCTTAAGTACAAACAATACTACTGTACCGTTCTCTTCAATACGTTTTGTAGAACTATCTTTGATAATGCCACTCTCGTACTTATCATCAGCTTCAGGGACCGCACACAAAATGCGGTATCCTTTTGGTTGTGGTAGTTGCGTAACTACTTGTTCAGGTTCATCGGGTTTATTTAGCACCGCCGATAAATCTACAGCTTGCGCCAGATTTACTTTACTCATCATCCATCTCCATATTTTTTGCGAGGTCTTGTATTAATGACTGTGCGGTAAGTAGCCCCCGAACCATACCGACAGTGTTTTGATATTGCGCGAAGTCTTTAGCCGAACCATCTGCTAAATTCTCGATTTTTAATTTGCGTTGGTCTTCTAGCTGATTCCATAAAATCCCTAACGTACCATCTATCATTTTTTAGGCTCCTTTGGTTGTTTGTTGAACATATCCATTTGTTGCAGATTAAACTCGTGCTGTCTAGCTGCCTCTTCTTTTTGATGCGCTAGCTGGTCACCTTGATGCGATAGCTGTGCTTGTTTATGGCTGTGCTCTGCTTTCCCTTTTACTGCTTGAGCGCCAAGTTTTACGCCTTCTAGTGTTTGTTTAGCGTTTAGGTCTTTATCTTGTCTAACTGCATCAAACCCTAACTCAACGCCACGTATAGTCTTTTTATCATCAGCGTTCATTGTTGCAATACGTTCTGCAGAAGCAATACGCTCACGTTCAATTTTAAGTCGCTCAATCCCTTCTTGAATATCTGCATCAGTTTTCTTGTCTTTGATACCGACTTCTTTATCTTTAAGCGCAAGTTCTTGCTGTTGCATTTGAACGAGTGGGTCTTGTGACTGTTGTTGCGCTTGCTGTTGTTGCGCTTCATATTGGCTCTTCTGTAATAGCTGTTCAGCCGCAGATGCAGTCAACCTAGCAATATCGCCTTCAATATCTTCAGGTAACGGTTGGTCTTGCGCTGGTAGGTCTACACCTAGTTGGTCTTGTATCTGACGTTTATACTCAAACGCAATGTGCTCATTTAGATGGGCATACCCCGCTGCTACAATAGCCTGTGCTTGTGGGTTTTGACCAATAAGTGCTGCAAGTTTTGGGTCTTGTGAGAACGCTAAGTGCACTTTAATATGCGCTTCATGGTCTTGGTGCTCAAACGCTTTAACCGGTTTACCATTAATGATTGCCATGTTTTCTGTAACAGGGTCACGTGGTTTCTGGTCATCGGTTGATGGGATTAACTTACCAATGTTCTTAATGCCTAATACCTCAAGCATCTGACGGTTAAGTTCTGGTAAGTCATAGATTTGTGGGTTAGCCTGTGCCATTTGCATGACCGCTTGGTACTGAACCACTTTTTGACTCATCGTAGCTGCGTTAGGGTCTGATACAGGGATAACCTCAACCATATCATAGTCAGCTTGTTTAGCTTTGCGGTCACCTTCTTCTGGCTCATAGCTATACTCTTCTGGCGTATAGTCACGAATAATGCCGGCTAACAACTTAAACTCTTGTTTCATCGCAAAGTGAATACGCGCTTGAACTGCACTCATTACTTTCAATGTACGTTCCAAGATAGCTAGTGTTGTGCCTACCGGAGAGTTAGCGGACATATCTGACACTTGTAAGTCAGCTGCGTTAGCAAATGAACGACCATCTTGAATGATTTGGTTCATCAATGTCATCAATACTTGTGATGGCTCTTTGTATGGAAGTGGCAAGATATTGTCACGGATTGTGCCACTAGGCACGTCCACATCACGGAACTCAGCTGGAGCGATTGGTGTGTCATCGCCTTTGATACGGAGGCCCCTAGATTTAAAGCCACCCGGTAAGTTAGATAATGTACCCGCGTCAACCAACTGACGAAGCAACATTGTCCCTGATTTAGCCGCCGCCCCGATTAGATGTACTAACCCGAAGCAGTAGAAGCCAAAAGCCGGTATGTAACCGTAGTGCACGAAGTGCTGACGCTTCTGTTTAGTTTTATCTTCAGGGTTCCAGTTGCGGCGTACTGATAATACCTCGCCTGTACCACGTTCTATTGTCACAACATATGGAAGCGCAATGCCTGTAGGGTCACCATCTTTATCCTCATCTTCATACCCCGGGAGGTCTAAGTCAACGTGCATTTCAAGTACTCTGAACCTGTCGTCCATCGTAGCGTTGAAGCCCATCTTCTCAGCGATTTTCTTCTCTACTTCCTCAATAGAGTGCGTTGGCTCACCAAGGTCAATGTCTCTATAGAACCCAGCCACTTGTAACTTGCGTAGCTCGTTCTCTGTTTTGCGCATGATGTGTGTAACACGTGCGGCGGTTTGTAATGTTGATGCGCCGTATGGCACCACGATATCTTCTGCTGGTACGTAGACCGCAACTTGTCGTTCTATTGATGGGTCATAGTAAACCTTTTTAAAGGCGTTACCGCTTAAGCCTAGGCCCCATAGGAGGCGTTCTTGTTCTGGGCGATACTCTGGCATTGCCTCAGTTAATTGATAGTTCATATCGTCTTTAACACGAACTGCTGCTTCTGCTTTCTCTTTAGTTTCTTTACCAATGATAAGGGTCTTGACTGGACCTGCTGCTGGGAACGTCTCCATCATCGTTTCCGCTTGGAATTTCACCAGCGCTTCGCTTAACAATGGGTGGAACACACTACATGCGCCGGGCCAAGGTTCCGTCCGGTCTTCTATCTTCATTCCTAATAACTCAATACCATCAACATAGGTATCTAACCACTCTTTGCGTGACTGTTCATCCGACTCATAATCACCAATTAACTCGCCTGATAGCTCTGCTAGCGCCCCTTCATCCATGAACTCTGCTAAGTTAGCATCGAAGTCATCTGGCCCTTCCGGTTCTGGTTGGAGCACAATGGTCATCCCATCAGCGTCTATCGTCATACTTTCCGGGTCTTCAACCTCAATCTGAATATCAGGTTCTTGTGATGCTAGTGCATCTATGCCTTGTGGGGCTGTATACAGTCCTTTGTCAATGTTTGCCATCATATATCCTTAAATATTATATAAATTGTTAGCCCGACGATAATCTTTAATCTCGTCTTTCTCATCGCTCGGCAACTGAATAAACCCACCCTGCCTGAATCTTATCAGCGCTAAAGTTGTAGAGTCGACCAAGTCATCGTTATCCCCGTTAGGGAAGTCACTACACTCGTCGATAACCTCATGTGCCCAGCGTTTATCTGGTGCCCATACAATACCAGAAGAAAATAAATCCGTCACGGCATTTACACGGCTTATCTTATCCTGTCCTTTGCCCGGTGTAAACTCCCCTGCCGGTACTCCCATACGCCTTAACTCTTGATAAAGTGCCGCCCCGTTTGACTTTTTCTCCACCATGAATGAGTCAGGCTCCCATTCTTTGTACTCTTCCAACACCATCTTCTTAAGTTCTGGAAACTCCATGCGTTTTTTTATCGCGTTAAGTAATATGATGTTGTAGTTGTCCGTCTCCTCGTTAAAAAACACCCCCCATGTAGTGAGCGCGTTATAGTCCGAGCGGTTGTGTGATTCTTGAGCAGCGTCGAGTGACATGATAATAAACTCACAGGACGGAGCACGTTCCTTCTCCCATATCTTCCACCACTCTTTCTTTATCAGCGCCCCCTCTTGCCCCGTGGGGTTCTGCATGTACTGCGCATTCCATAGATGCGGCGCGATGGTGCTCTGGATTTTCTTAAGTTCTTTCAGGGGCCAGTACTCAGGCCATAGTGACGACTCGTTATCCGTCCCCTCGTTCATAATCGCTGGAAACTCGATGTACTCCCACTGGTCTGCGTCTGGGTTTTTAGCTGCGTAGTCTAGCAACCTACCGATGAGGTCTTTCTTTGACCATCTGGTGTGCACCACGATTATCCCACCACCCGGTTGTAGCCGTTGCCGTGGACCTGACATGTACCATTCCCATGCCGTATCGAACACGTCTGTATTCCCGCTCAATATATCCTGCTCATTATGCGGGTCATCGATGATGAATATGTCCGCACCCATACCGGCTGCACCACCACCTACACCTAGTGCGTTATATACACCCCCCTTATTCGTACCCCATCGCCCCGCTGATTTAGAGTCGGTTTGCAAGGTCACGTCTGGGAACGTGTCTTTATATGCTTGTGAGTCCACTAGGTTCCGTACTTTCCGCCCGAAGTTCACCGCAAGGTCTGCTTTATGCGAGGCCTGCATTATCTTTTTGTCTGGGTAGTTGCCTAGGAACCATGCGGGTAGTAGGAATGACGCAAATTCTGATTTTGTATGACGAGGTGGAAGTGAAATCGCCAGTCTTTTTATCTCGCCACGGGCTACCGCCTCAAATTTCTCAGCCATTATCTTGTGGTGACGCCCCATAATGAACGTGGGCCACATCTGTTTAACGAAATCAAGGAATTTTGTCTGGGAGACCCCACGTTGTTGACGTTTCTGCAGCTCTTTGACAAGCGCAAGGGTCTTTTTCTTCTTATCCCCCGGCAATTTATGCACATTTGCCAGAATCTGCGAGATTCTTTCTGGTCCCAAGTCCATTAGAGGTTAATCTCGATGTCTTTTATGCTAGTTTTTGGTGGCGGAGCAGGTTCGTATACCTTGGTGTCCTCATTGAACAGCAGTTTTAAGGTTTCTTCCAGCTCCTGCTCAAGTTCTACGGTGGTTTTGTGCTCGATTGTCACTACACTCCGCTCAACGAACATGCCTACTTCAGCAATCTTACCTAAAAGTTCCAAGGCTTTAATACGTTCACTGGCCTTTTGCGCGTTCTCTGACTCTTCTAGCAACTTGTTCATCACATAGCGCCGGATTTGTACAGACTCCTTTACTACTTCATGGTCGTACCGAGTTAGCAGGGCTTCAAGTTGCAAGATGACATCTGGTTTTTCACGATGTGGGGCGAACGGTTCTTGTTCTGAGAAGATTTTAGTAGCGAGTCGGTCAGTATCAGCATTTTCTAATACCTGCATCCCATGTTGCATGAGCTCTATTGTGGTTCTAGCACGGGCACGTACCTCTTCACGGTACGAAATGTCTTTAGCGAAATGGACGTCAACTTCTTCTACCCGTTCAAGAGTAGGCATATATGCATCGACATCTGTTTCGTCGAAGTGAAGCACATCATTAATAGTTTGCATGGGCAGTCCCAAGTTGATTACCTGCGTAATATAACACACAAAAATATTTATGTGCAATAGCGTTTTTGGGTCCTTCTGACGGGGGGTGTTTCCCTATGGTTATTTTGTTATGGAGAACTACAAAATAGACACCCCCCACACCCCCGGTTTATATTTGATTTATATATCGTTCGTGTAGTTCTTAGCGCATAGCGCGGCGTATGGGACCCAAATAAGTTTGGGGGGTCGGGGTATAGTGGGGTCTAATAAGGGCTAAAAAGGCTT